ATAAATAGTCTTCATTTATTTCCTTTTATATAGTTCAACATGATGATTGCCTGATTGTATAATGCGCAAAACAAAAAGTCCAGTATAAAAAACGAAAAGTACAGAAAAATGTATCTAATATAAAAAGGGACTATTCAAAAAACATATTTAAAATAGTCCCTGTTGTTTTTAAATGGATTTTAAATAGCCATACAATCCATATATCGCTTAATCTTAGATTGTTTATGCTCATAGTCTTCATCGGCAAAGAAGAAAGCATGTGCAGTCTTCAGTACAAGAGCATCATCCAATACACGACAAAGGTCAAAGTACATACTATTAAAAGCTACATACTTATCCCATTTTGTCGTTTGTGCAGGAAATTTCATGGCTGATGTGGCGGCTTCTATTTGTTCAGCCGTCCAATGTTCTTTGCCTTCCATCATGCTTCCGCTCCTATCAACATAACGAGCCTTAGAAATAACCTCACGTGCAGATTTTTCATCATAATGACATGAATAGTCATCAGAATCGTGTTCTTTTATGACATAAAATTCCCTCATAACGCTACTTTTTAAATTCGTTGATAAAATCAGAAAGCATCTTACTCATACTCTCCACTTTATTTTCAAGCCCAGTTATCCGCATGTCTTGTTGCTGTTTTTCAGCAAAAGCAGGGTTATATTCAGATAGGATTTTCTCACACGACTCAATAACAGATTTGTGCTTGTCAACACTAGCAATTACCTCCTCGCTTTGAGCTTTCATTACTTCTACTTCCCTAACAATTCCTTGCCTCTCTGTTGCAATAATAAGTTCTTTCCCTGACACCTGAGCGCAGGTGACAGAAGAAGATTCCGGAATCGTGAATGTTTGCCTGTTCCCTTGTATATCTATTGTCACATCAACGACGCGTGATTGCGGAGTTGTAAGAGGAAGAGGCATACCAGACTGACTCGGCTGATGAAAATAAGGAGATCCTGCATTAATCACTTTCCCTTGTATTGCTAACATATCCGTCTTATTAAGGATATATACAGGATAATTCTGTCTTAATTCACTAAAATTCATAACGATTAAAAATAAGGATGTGCCTATTAAAAGACACATCCTATGTTAAACTTACACTATGCGCTTGCCGGTTTTGCAGCAAATTGAAGCAAATTGGTTTCCTTGTCGTAATATACAAGTACTACTCCTGTACCAGGTATTCCTAAGTCTGCCACTGTAGCCTGTTGGCCTCCAAGATTCATCAGATTAACTACTACACCGTTAGCCTGCAATTGCAAAGGAAGAGTAGTAGTTGTACCTGTAGGTATAGCGGCATTAATTTTCAGCGTAAAGTAGCCCTTGTATGGCTTTCCGTAAAAAGCATGATTGGGAAGATTAAGAACAACCTCTGTTGTGCCTACATTTACGCTGGTTACTGGTATCTCGGATATTCCGCCTCTATTGGTGATTGCATAAGGATATGGATACATAATTACCTCCTTTCCTTATTTAATCAACCCCAAAAACCTGTACCAGTTGCGCCATATACACCGTAAGGATAACCAGGCACATAAGGCTGCGGATAAGTAGGAAGTTGATGTTGTGCAATACCTTGTACTTGCTGTCCAATGTTGGCTACAGCCGCATTCACCGGAGCGATGGCAGCATTAACCATATTGGCTGTTGCGGCCTGTTGTCCTTGTAAGTCGAGTACAGTCTGCAATCGGTTCTTTTCAGCCACTACATCAGAATAACGGCTTTGTTCCCATGCTTGACGGAAGTTTGCGATTGCCTCTCTTGTCAAGTTTCCATCATAATTGATGGCAGCAGTGATAGCTTGTGTCTGCTGGCAATTCTGAAGTTGGTTTTCCGCTTTGAAGTTAAGAATGTTCTGGTTGATGCCACAGCAGCATTCGCATAATTTGGAAATGATGTTGTTGTCACCCATCAAACCGGCATTAATGATCTTTTCTGCACTGAATCCAACTTGCCCTGAAAGCTGTGATATGCCGTTTCGAACATCGCAACAGCAGTTTTTCAATGTGTTGAAGTCGCAGTTAAGGTTTTGAGCCAACTGAGAGATTGCAGCAGTATTACCTTTGATTCCGTCCATTACCAGATTGGCATTCTGATTGTCCTGCATCTGATTCTGAATGGCCTGAATCTGAGGATTGCCTCCATTTTCCCATCCATTTCCCCACATTCTGTTAGCGAACATCATCCACACAAGATAAATGAATGGATTATTCCAGTTTCCCATACCACCGTTCATTAATGCAGCTGTTTCAAAGCCGCTGTTGCCTCGATCGCAACAAATAATTTTCTCTGCGTCCATAATATAAATAAAAATTAATCATACGATCAACATCGATCGTATTGCAAAGTTATAACACATGTATACCATTCACCAGAAGTCTATTCTTAATGCGTTCGTATTGTATTCTCATTATTGGATATAGTTGATATCTCGCACTGAAAGTTGACAATATAGAATTGACAGACCTTGCAGTGCGATGTAATAATTTAGCTATAGCTATTGGATAGAAACCTACTCCATAAAGTAATCGAATTGTTATATATGTTGCATCTACTGAATCGACATCTTTGTGAACATAGAGTATATGTGATGAATCTATGTCCGTTTCGAATGATATTTCTTTAATAATTATGCTGAATACATCATTTTTATAACTCATTATTCTACTATCTTCACATACAATCCAACCAATGCCGCCAAATTGTGAGTAAGTTTTATTCCGCTATCTCTTGTACACTCATACAATATTCCTCCCTGAGTATATACCTTACCTATTTCAAGAATCATTCCCTGCCATAATGGATCATTTTCAATATTCCAAGGGATAGGGTCCATCAATGTTCCTTCATGTGATTCAACAATTTCTTCCCAAAGGGATGACAGGTTTGCTGGAGACCAGCTTTCTTGCGTTGTATGATCCTGAACAACCTTGTACAGCTTATCGTTGTATCTATACTTTTCGCCTTTCTTTACTTGCACACTATTAGGAGACCACTCAGGGTACATACTCTCTACCATAATAGATTCATTATCCGTAAGACTATACGAATTAATGTTCATTGATACAAACTCTGTATCTCTTTGAAGTCTTATAATATCGTCGAATGTTGGATCGACACCACTATTCGAAGTCCATATATCACCGTCTTGCAATGGCTCGTCTTTCATGCGCCATTCCTGTACGAAGCAGGCATCGTATTCACGATACACGAAGTATTCTGATCCTTCGGGTTCTTCAACTTCACATACAGGCTTGTATCCTTGTTCTTTAAGTTGCTGTTCGGTGAGTTTACCTCCTATCTCCATACCTTTCTCGACTTCTTTTATGTCGAGATTATTATTAATCAATTTTCCGTATTTCATTTTTCGTTTGAATATAGCCGTTAATATTCCGTTTCTTTCTTCTATTCTTAGCCTTCCGTAATCGCTTAGCATATAATGTTGGATTGTATTTTGAAATAAATTCAGATACATTCATTAGAGACAACTTTCCGGGTCGGTACTCATCTTTAATTGCGCATATCATCCTATTATTAACATCTCTAAAGAATATCCATTCCGAATAATACATCTCTATCAATTTTATAGCGTCCTTCTTAATATAATAAGAAGCGGTTCCATTCATTAATCCAAAATAACTATTTACACTTTGCTGAAGCCGGTAGGCGTTATTCAACGAAGGACTTCGAATGTACTTATTAATAATCGTGTATAAACCATATCGGATTCGATTAGAAATATACATTCTTCCTGGTTTAACGACTCGCCCACAGAATTTAACCCCATGTTGATAAGGCTGTATGTAGAATTTATTAGGGTGTAATTCCAGTTGCATCTCGGAAAGAATAGACTTAATTTTATTTCTTGTTTCAACAATTTCCTTCGATGAACTTGCCACGATACATATATCATCAACAAATCGGGTATATCTTATTCCGGAAGACTGAATCATATCATCCATAGGGGCTAAAAACAGATTCGCTATTAGCTGTGAGTAATAATTACCTATTGGCAGTCCTTTCCCAGCTTTAACGCCAAATAAACTTTTATTGGAAGGTACATGATCCCATTTTTCGATGGGAGATCTTCGTTCGCAGTCCGATGTTGGATTATGGAAGATAAGTGTTTTAATCAGGCTCAGTATAAAACATTTATCCGATTCGTTGTAATATTTGTCTGCATACATAAGGAATATGTCATAAGCCATCTGTTGATCGATAGACATAAAGAACCCTTTTATATCCATGGTAGCCACAAAACAGGGCTTTGTATAGCATTCAGAAGCCTCTTTAATATTGTCCTGAATCTGTTTATGAGCGGTCAAAGTCGAATAGCCTATGCGATTGCCATGACTTACGTTCCCATTATCCGCATGTGCTTGTTCGCATACTTTATTGATCATTCTGGCTACATAATGATGGACTATTCTATCTGTATAGTTAGCCGCAAAAACTTCCCTGTACACCGGATAGTCTAGCACAAAACATATACTTGTTGTAGGTTTGTATCCGTTCTTGATTCTATCGATCAAATATCTCAATTGGCTTAAATGGAAATGATACGAAGCCGCATCTATGGATGAATGTTTATTCTTATAACAATCATCTTCTGCATCGATCCACTTGCTACACTCTTTATCTAAATCCGAGGCCGGGAAAACCGTGTACCTGTTGTAGGTGTTCGTGTTGTTCACGTTGCCATTACCCAAGTTGACATACCAGGCGTTCGTCGAGTTGTTCCGAACCGCACTCCAACAGTTACCCGAAGGCTCCTCTTCCCCGATTGGTGATATAGCTTGCTCGTTACAAGCACGGGGACCTTTAAATAAATCATGCACACTCAACATAGTTCAAGACTGTTTGATGCCGGCATTTGCCTTGTTACTCATTTTAGAAAGCATAGCTAATATTTCATCGCACATGACATCGACAACGGATGCTTGTTTAGCCTTGCAACCGCCTAGTGCGGCGATAAAATATATCCCAGACTGAATCTCATAGACAATCTCGCAAGCACGCTTGTAATAGTCCAGACCTTTCAACTGGCGCATAGCGTAGTTGAATAATATATGGCCCTGCTTTAGCAAATTGTCTATGTAATTCCTGCTTATTATCTTATAGGCCAACGAACCTATTCTTATCAAGTATCGATTTAATTCGATTACTCGATTGATAATAGGCTGTTTTAATTGCTGCAAGTTAGATCTATTCATATCATTCCATTTAAAGGGGTTATTCCGTCGTGCATCCGCACGACTTAGATCAATCAAAAAGCCGAGGCCGGGAAAACCGCGCACCTGCCGTAGGTGAACGCGTAGCTCACGAAGCCACTACCCAAGTAGACATACCAGGCGGTCGTCGAGTTGGGCCGAACCGCACTCCAACAGTTACCCGAAGGCAGTGATGGAATATCTGAATCTCTTTCTTCGTTTGTCCTTAGATAGTTTACAAGACCTGTTATAATCGATTTGTTCACCCAAATAGGATGAAGTTCTCGATCTCCGATTATATGTAGATCACCCTGTAAACTATGCACATAATACACCGCTGGACTATCACACACGTTGTAATCCATCGCAGTATTTTCGCCAGGCCTTGAAATATAAGGCGTAACTATACACCAATACCCATTCACGGCAATAGCTTCAGCGCCCTTGGCTCCTGGGACGAGCACCGGCTTTTCGGCACTATACACGCCCGTGTCGTTCATATTCACACCATTTGCCTTCTGTTGTTCATAGATATAATCTGAAATAGATAATGTCAGATATTCAGATGAATTATCATGTCTATTGTTCAGATTATACTTTGCAAGCAAATTGGTGTTTATTCCATCGATGTAGAAATACATATCTTCACCTACTTGCGGCTGAGTTCCGGTAACATTGAGAATCTGTACTCCCTTCATCGTGCCGTCTGGTTGGTCTGTGACAATACCCGAAGAAATAGCGAACCGATGTCGCATCCATTCATTCTGCGCCCACATCGCATCTGTTCGCTCCTTGAAGTTGGTTGCAATCATAGAATTGACATTACCACAATCCTTCGCCATTTCCCAAGTTTGTTTTGTGTTGCCAGAATACAATGTTAAAGTATCTCCGTTGTCTCTTACTTCCCAATCGTCAGAGAAATGTGTACCAGCTTTTCCGGTTCCCATATCAAGTTCTCCTGTAATGGTTGCATCCTTACCTGTCGCTGCCGCAGTGATCTGATTGTAATCATATATACTATGTTGCATAGTATCTGTTGCAGCTGTACCGGAACCGGTAGGAGAGTAATATTTACCCGTCCATTGCCAGCGAACTATTGTACGCACACCATTACACTCAAGGCTAAATCCAATAGGTTTTGCGACCATAGAATTATCAAATCCGTTAGCAACAGACCTATCGTTCCATTCCTTCAGTGTATAATGTTTCAGATCTTCATCCACGATCTTGATATGATCGTTGGATGCTACTGCCGCCGTCTTGCCGTCTTTCAATGTGACAGTTGTCGTGTTTACCGCAAGAAATAGAGAATTCGCCTCTAATTCGTAATCTGTATAACCCGGATCAACTGGACCACCTCCAGATCCGGAAACAACATCGGCCAGACGGATTCCGTTTTCTCTCAAATCTATTCTTTTCATTCCAGTATCATTATTTTAGCCGGTACAGACTGATGGAATACTATCTTCAGGTATTGTCCAATCTTGATTCCGGAAACGTTAACTTCTTCTGCTGATTTTTCTGGATAAGAAGGGGTAATGTTAGCCGATTGTACATATCCTTCCTTCCCGTCTATACTTCGATACAGGTCGCATGACCCTTGCTTATCAAAATCAACTCGAATAACGATGTTCTCTGATGTCGGCTGGAATGCATCAGACTCATACTGCCCGCCCTTTTGGCTGAATGGTATCTCTTTTGCTGCCATATCTTTAATTTTTATTTAATCACCAAATACTTCAACAATAATTCCGCATTACCGGCAGACATGCCTACGATCATATCCGGGAACGCGTCACGGGGAATACATGGATCTGGGAACTTACCTTCGTACTCTTCGTTGTATAACTTATTCTGCATCGGGATGAACTGCTTCTTCCATTCGATCACGTCCGGATCGTCTTCCCGGAAGTTCATCGGATCGACGGATTCCGGCTTGGTGCCGTTCTTCAATTCCTCTGCCTTCTTTTGGATCTCTTCTACAATGGAAGATATCTCTGCCTTTGCCGTCAGTACCTTGTACAGGTCTTCGCCTTTCATCTTCGGCAGGCGGATTTCGCCCCCAAAGATGCTGTTGATGATTACGATCTCACCCTTTTTCATGCCGTTACCTCCTGAGCTTTTGCGGTTACGTCTGAATTGAGCTGCACCAACAGGGTGGCGGCATCCAAGAAGTACGACATGCGTGACGGGTTGGCGATCGAGAGGTTGGTCTGCGAGTAGTCGCCGATATACTCTTCGCCGCTCTTGGTGTAGATCTGCCCGTAGAAGGTGTTCCCGGATGTGCCGACTGTTGCCTGTCCGCGCATAACTAATGTTTCACTCTCGATCACTGTGTCAAACGTATTACGTCCGTTACTGAATACTGTTTTTGGTTCCATGATTCAATCGTTTTTAAATGGTTATAAAATGAGGTTGAAATTACATAGGTATATCGCCGTGGCGATATAGGTATATCTCGGCGGAGATATAGTAGTATCTCGGAAGAGATATACCTATGTGCCGGAAGCGATGCCGCTACTCGTTGGATGGCGGCGTGTAGCGTTCGTACTGTACGCCGGTATCCTGCATGTCGCGCAGCTTCTTGCCCAGATAGTACTGGACGCTAGGCTTGCGCATCATGGTGGCGGCGTCGTAGGTCTCGGGCGTGTCGGCGCCGGTGCTCCGGATGTTGATCCGGAACGAACCGAGGTCGCCGCAATCCACCGAACGGCCTTCCTTCAAGTGGCGCACGAGGCAGTTGACCAGTCGGTCCATGCAGTTCTTGATGTCACCGCTGGTGAGTGACGACTGTTCGGCCACTTCCTCACAGAGCGAATCGAACGACACGCGCCCCAGGTTGATTACTTGCGGATAATAGAGCTTCGATCCTTCCAAAGCTCCCTTCGACATGTCCTTCCGCTGGACTAGCTTGTAACGTAACATAATGGTCTCCTTTCTTTTTTAGAGGGGTTGTTTTTATTCGTAATACATTAAGAAGATTGTATCATAAACGCTTGAGCCTTTAATTGGTTGTTTGCAAAGAAATATACCTTTCCTCCTCCACGAGATGAATAATCAGGAAGTACTCCATTAGCACTATAATCAACAGAATAAGTATTACCAGGTGATACTTGAAATTGATCTATTGTTACGATTCTCTCCCCTATTATCATCTGGTCATTGACATTAGAGCTTCCATACCTTATCTGAACACTGCAATTCGAGAAATAAGATATTTCTCCTGACGTGTTTTTTACAGTTATAGATCCTGTAACTCCTCCGGATCCATCCCAAAAGGCTGTTATTGTTATAAAGACTGCTGTGTCTTTTATTTCTATTACCTGTTTTGCTATACCAGGACATGAAATAAATCTTCCGGTCATATCAGCCATAGAAAAAGACGTCTTGCTAACGCTTGTTAAGAAGAAATATACATAATATGTTGTAGAATCAAATGATGACAATGGTATTTCAGTGATGCCTGAATTTTCAGTTATTGGATCAGCCGAACTTATCCATTTATAAGTAGATGATCCTTCCTTTACAAAGGCCGCGCCATAATACAGCCCATTTTTTGCTTGGTCGAATATATCAGATACATTTAATTCATCTTCAGTTTCTCTTCTTACGATTGGATATGCAGATATTGATCCATTATCCTTATAGTATATACCTTCCACGTTTGAAGATATTATTGGGGGGGTTGAAAGTGGATTATATCCTGCAAAATCTCCAAGTCTATATGGGAATATTGAACCTCCTGACGGTGGGTCATGCTGAAAAGGATTTTGCCCTGTATTTATAAAATCTATCATAGCCTTAACGTTCCCATATTCTGTATATTGTATTCCGCACTTGTTGTCAAATGCTCGCCACCAATCAGTTGGACGAATGTCTGTAAATTTGTTTTTAACAGGCTTGTATTTAGCCCACATGTTGATCTTGTCGCTGGTACATAGAATCCAAGGTTGTGTAGCTATGGTATTGCATTTTACTCCATTAATAATACCTGGTACGTACTCGCCAATCGTACAACCAATATCTACAGCTCTTAAATTCTTCTTAGGTAAAATCATGCCGCACCTCCCATCTGTTGTTTAAGTTCGAATATTTCCCGGTAAGCATTATCCAGGCGAAGCTGCAAGTTCTGCACCCGGCTTTCCAATGTCTTTACTTTGTTCTCCACCGGCAGGAATCGGGTGTATAGTTCTTTTACGCCTTGGAAGGCGATTCCTAATATCGCCCCCTCATTGATACCGTAATATCCTGAATCAGGATTGATAAACGTGACATTATCGAATACACCGATAAAGTTCTGTGCTCCGAATCCAGTCGTCAATCCGCTATTAGGTATATCTTTTCTGATATAATGAATAACAGGTATCATTAACATGCGATCAAGTACTTCATTCTCGTATCCAATAATTGCCTTTAGCCGAAGATCAGAAGTAACCTGAGATCCGTTACTATAAATTTTACCGGCTTGATCCATTTTAATATGTATAGATGACGAGACCCAATTGAAGTACAAATTACCTTCTGTATTAGAACTGTTTGCAACTCCATATATGATATTACCGTTGAACATCACGCCTGTGTAATTAGGGCTTGTACGTCTGATTACTAAACTAGATCCATTCGTTGTTGTCCAGTTTATATCAGAGGTAAATGAAGCACTAGTTAAGGTAAAAGAAGATCCTCCAGAAGAGGGTAACGTAACAGATCTCTGTTGCCCTGCGATTGTTATGTAAAGCTTACTACCGCTTACCGACATGGAACTGAACAACGAAGATGCAGTACACGCCGTAATTGTCCCTGAACTCATATAAACAGGAAGCGATGCAGAACCCTTAGTTGCAGAACAAGCAGTGGGAGAACCACTAGACAAATAAATTGGCTTATCATAAGCTCCGATCGTACTTGTACCAATCTTATTGGGCACATAGAAAGTCTTTACATTGCCACCAATATTTATATTCCCGATATTAGTACCACTCGTATAATTAGCCGTTGCACTGATAGCTCCACTCTTAATAAACTTGTATGTTGTACCATTAATAGTAATCTCTCCAGCATATTGATTTTGTGTCCCCCAAGAAACATCTGCACCCCCTCCGCCACTACCGGCATTGATCACATACAACTGTCCGCTGCTATTCTTGCCTATCGTCGTACCATCATACTTAATCAATCCGTATGTGTAAGTATCGGCGACTGGTAAACCGCTGGCATAGCTTCCACCATCGGCGTAGGCTATCACATCTCCGGTTGTTACAAGATTGTTACTAGGATCGATACGAGTAAACGCATTTGTCGCTTGATAATTAAGATAGATATTGCCAATAGATCCAGTTCCTGCATTATAGGCATTGATACAGTTTCCACTTCCTTCTGCAAAAGCGATATACATATTACTTGTCGATCCAGCCCTCAGGATTCCAATTCCCTTATACCATCCCAAGGCTGTATAAGACTTCTGTCCGGTTATAGTCTGCGTGGTTGATAGTGTTACATAATTGCTCGACAAGCCGTCAATCTCGCTATGCGATATTGTATAGAATCTTCCATTACCAGCCAAATACTGGCTACTGCTGCCGGAGTTGGCCAAGGTAGTGAAATTCCCGTTGCCATCCTTGATAAATCCTGCACCATTGATTAACTGGCTCGTGTTATTGGGTATCTCGAAGCTCTCAGATGCAGAGCCATCATAAGATCCGGTATTATACCCAGACCATGACAGATAATAAGGATTACGCCTTGCATCGCTAAGTCGCGAATCATTACCCTGACAAGCTGTTCCGGCTGTTGTCCCAAATTTAACCGAAAGAACAGAAGCCGCCGAAAGGTCAAGTCCCGTACCTACCGTAAAGTCAATACCGCCACCGGCGTCCGCCTCCAACTGTCCTGACGCATTGATACGTACAGTCGTTCCGTCCACCTTGACAAGCCCGTAAGTATATTGATCAGCCACAGGCAAACCACTTGCATATTCTCCACCGTCAGCGTATGCGATAACATCCTTTTTTGACAGGATCGTTTCGTTGAAAGTCTTGACACCACCGATAGTCTGGTTCGTTGTCAGATCGACGTAATTATCGAAATTCCTTTCCAGCTTCCCGATAGCTGAAAGAATCGTGTCGGTAGCAGCAATAGGAGAATAAGCTTCCGGTTTAGCATATCCTGTCAGCGGAGAAGAAAGAGTGAGATAACCCTGCTTTGTCAGGTAATCGACAGTGATATAGTTGTTGTCTGTAAGGTATTGCTTCAACTGTTCTTCATCAATACCACCGCCACCGGCAAATTCCGGATCAACATACCATCCTTCGTTTACATCGAATAGCAATCCACCTCCCTGTTTTGCCTTAAACAGGCCAAATGTATCATAGTCTGCCACCGGAAGTCCACTGGCATATTCACCGCCATCGGCAAAAGCCACAACATCACCAGGAACAACTACATGTTTACCGGAGATAGGACGTAGGTAATATTGTGATTCTTCCAACGGATTTCCGTCAGAGGATGATGTTACCAGTTCCCAATATTGTGGCGTTGACGGATAACCAATGCTTCCACCTCCACCACCAGTCTGCGCAGCTGCTTGGATACTGTCCGTAAGTCTCTTATTACGAGGCGTAGCGGCAATATACCTGGTTTGATATGTATATTGTTGTTTAGCCATGACTCATCTATTTAAATTCAACACCTTCATAATTGTCAGCACTAAATTGTACCATCTTGATTTCACTTGTATCATTAATCAGATCCTGCGTTTCAGCAAGCAGAATATAATTACCTGCTTCGTTTTTGTCGGTATAGGTCGAGAACGACGGCAATATAACCGTTGTGCCGGATAGTACTTTATTCCGACCGGAATAATTACTATACACAGTAGTAATAAGAAGCTTTTCAAGCCTGTCCGTAATATCCGACCGTGTAAATTCACTGACAATTGTATGACCACTAGTCGCATACAACTGCCCCAACGCAACTGGCGATGGTTCATCCAATGTCCCTAATATGGTATCAATTTTCAAAGGTTCTTTGGCATCTTTGTTGATCCAGGCAGAATACTGTACATCTTTTGTTTGTACCGAATTACCGTATCCGTCAACCAATTCTATCTTGGGGTCTTTGAACCACCAATGGCGGCACTGCGAATAGTTCTTTTCGTTGATCTCCTTGTTATAATCCCAAGTGATCAACCCTGTGCCTACTTCCAGTTCCAGATATCCGTATTTGTCAGGGAAAGGGATAAACTCGCCATCTCCCATCTTGTCGAACCGCGAAGGAAGCGTATCCCGGTAATACCCGATGATCTGTTTGTTAAGTTGCCATCCACCTAATCCTGATTCATCCTTCCGATTGCCTTTCCACCAGCACAAAAAGGCATCCCCCCAGGCGGCTTCGCCCGATACCCATTTCACGTTGGTCGTGGAATGGTAGTAGTAATCGCTGTCCTTCACACCTGAGTTATTCAGGTGTAAGATGGCGTTCCGGTTTTCATCCCGCAGCGTCAGCTTGATGGGCAGGTAGACGAAGTTGGCACGGTCCTGTTGTTCGTCCCAGTTGCCTTGCTCGTTGTACTTCCCGGCATCTTCAAACGGATTGTATCGTGGATCGAAGAGCATATTGAGTGTCACCTTCAGTTGAAATTTTCCGCTTCCGTCCGTGCTCGCCGGATAGATGAAGGAAGATGGTCCTGCCCGGAATATCATTTCAACCGTACCGGTAGGGGGCAATACGGGTTGGACATGCTGAATAAAGTCGCCACCCGTTCCTTTTCGGGTAGAATAAGCCCAGGCTATCCCTGCCTCAGAATTTCCGGAGTACACCGGATCCACCCGGAAGAACTTAGGCTTGATATTCTTTACCACGCCTTCCCCTGTATCCGAAATGGTCATCCGGAAACCTACAGCATCCGCCTCGAACCGATTGTCCACGTAGGTCGTGTATTGCGATCCTCCGGTAACGGTTTCGGGATCAACATTACCATCCAATATGGTTACTTTTTCATAGGGAGAAAAAGTTAGAGTCAAATCATTATACGTCTTGTCAATCGACAGGGTTGAGTCATCTGCATCCCATACAATTTCTTCGGTATTAAATGCTGTGTAAATCTCGTTTAAATCATATATATAAATATTTCCGGCCTTCTGAATAAGCCGTAACGAAAACGGGCGTAGCACTTCATCCAATACTTCTCTCACACTCATAGCCTCGCCATCTTCGTTGTAGAAGTTCTGGCATTGTACACTTACTGTCTCCAGCAGCGTTCCTCTTCCGCTTCCTGCGCCACTTGTCGATATATGTTTTACAATCCCAGAATAATGAATACAAGATAAAGATAGAGCCGTCTCTATCACTTGTTGCAATGTCATAAAACCGGTTTCTTGCCAATTTAATCGGTCCAGCATGGACAGGTCAGAGAAGGTAAGTTCTACCCCATAATCTGTTTTGTAAGCAAAGGGTTCTTCATACAGTTCCGGGTCTAATGTTCCGCTCCAATACAGAACATCTTCCCTGTATATATCTAGCCGTATGCTTCCGGCTTGGACTGTATAAAGGTCCACAAACTGACGGTCATCATCGCTGTACAGCGTAAGCTTGGCATTCGACGACTGTACTGGCTCCAACTTGTCCGTTTCAGACCATTCAATAGTCAGAGGGTCAGAAGTCACAGCGATATCGCTCGATCCTCCCGACCATCCTTCCTGCCATATCTCAAACCGGTAATGTGTACCAGCTATCGATATAAATCCCCCTTCATATCTTTTTGCAAGTGCCATCAGCGTGTCCTGTTACGTTTACGATTCATTTTACTCAATATTCCCTCCAATGTTTCACCTTTGATCACAAATCTGACTTCTCCAGACATGCCGGAGTCAGTAAACATTGGCTCTATCATGCTTTTAAATTTGCTAAAAGGCGCAATTACTTCCGGATTGTTGGATGCTCCCGAATACTCTCCTACAAGGGCATAAGTCGGACCGCTTACAATTCCGCCGTCTGCAAAAGCTGTGGCATTTTGTAAAGCGGCTTTAGCAGCAGCAGCTGTAGCAATCAAGGCAGTACCGGCTATGATGCCTGCAATAGGATTAGCAAACAACGATTTGAATGATTCTGTCGCTACACCGGCTGCAATCAGGGCCGAACCAAATTGCTGCAGCATATCCATCACAGATATAAGCAATGACTTAAAAACTTCTATCCCGTCACCTGATGCCAGGGCTTGTCCAAAGTTCTGCGCAAACGACTGAATCGATCCGGTCAATATTCCGCTTATTTGTTCACCTGTTATCTCCAGTTCTTTGATAGAATCGCTGAATTGTACCTGCATAATCCGAAATGATCTTTTAAGTGTGTCTTGATCAAACTCAACAGGTATTTTTATCTTAGCAGGAGTATCGACTGTTTTTACTTCAGACTGAAGCAAGTCTTTGTATTGATCGTCTCCAAGATTACCCATGGCGCCCTGCACAATGGCACGCTGCATCAGGTTAAGCTTTTCTTGCCACAACTGTATTTCATTTTCCAAATCTACCTGTTGCTGTCCGGATGCTTTGCTTTGTGCTTCCTTTAGTTCATTGATCTTATTGGTTATACCGCCAATAGTTTCAAGGTTCTTGTTTACTTCCTTGGATGATCCCTGTTTACCCCCTAATAAAGACGACACATTGATATTGCTCGACAGTTCTTTATTGGCAGTATTCAATGCTGTAATCTCATCACGCACACTTTGTAGACTGTTTTTCAAAGTAGTAACCTTGCTGGCAGCGTATGCGAATGATTGAGAATCGGCCTGTGTCTGTATGGTCGATTTCTGGAATTGACTTAACCAGTTTTGAGCATTCTCCAGTTCTTTGGTCAACTCTTTTTCCTGATCTCTCAAGTCAAGTATCTTGGTAGCATTTTCCGTCATCTTATCCATCGAAGCCCTGGCTATAGCTGCGTCGGTAAGGCTTTTGGCTAATCTGTCATAAGCTTCGCTTGCCTGTCCGGCCATAATGGCTTCATTCGATAAGTTCTTGAAGTAATCCGGGTATTCTGCCTTGAGTTGTTTTACAGCAGACAGCCTTTCTTCCTTGCTTCTGGCATCGTCCATCGAGGCGGAATACAGAACATTCAGCGAGGTTAGTTCTTGCTGTGCATCCTGCACACCTTTTTCACGGGCCGAGTTAAGCTGTTTCATGGCAAGGGCTGTCGAATCAACGCTTTTCTTAAAGCCTGATTGAGAACTGATGGCGGCAACGATATCAGTAGCATACATCGACAGCGCAGTTACTCCCAACACCAGGGCAGTCTGCCAAGAGAATAAAGACGATGCCACCTGTTTCCATACAGGCGTTGCCTTTTGTCCGCTGGCTATCATGGCCTCGTTCTCTTTTCTCGCGGCACTGATCGAATCTGCCAGGATAGGCAGGTTGTTCGAGATAGCAAGAAAAAATGTATTGGCAGATATAGCCAGTGAAGGCAATTCTCGTGCAACCTGCTGAACTGATACATTGAGCGCATTAAATCGCGGGGCCACATTGGCCACCTGGTTCATCCCGGCGGCTGCGGTTGTACTCGTATTGCTTATCTGTTGAAAGTTTTGCCGGAGCTGGCTGGCAGACAGATTGGTCTGCGCAAAGATGTTCGATGCCGACTTGGATACGGTCGAGAACTGCGTTCCCAGCTTCTGTGTCTCCGCATTGATAGCCTTGGTCCACGATGACAATTTCGCCAATCGGCTGTTCAAGGCTTCAGTTCCTTGACTGGCACCGTCGTTCAATCGGATGTCTATATTGTATCGTAATTGTTTATCCATTGCTGTAATAGGCTTCTACGCGGGCAAAGTCTTCATCGGTCGGGATGTGTCTTTTCCCGGTTTTTTTGGTTGTATTTTCTTTTTCCCAGGCAAATCGGATCAGGTCCGACGGCTCTCGCACTTTTTTGCCTGTATAGGGTGATACGGCCATATAGCCGATCAGTCGGGCTCGCTCCCAGCTTGCGTGTGCTTGTCTTTCTTCATACAGCCCCCATTGTTCGGTCGTGGCCGAAAACTCGGCTGGCGTCATCGACAGAAAGTCTTCTCGTGATAAGCGAAGGCAAGCAAGGGCGAATCCCATCAGCTCGGTTATTCCGGCTGTACTTTCTTTTTTTTTGAATCTTCCGGATCAGTTTGGGCCATCAGATTGGCTTGTTGCCATTCAACCATATCTTCCGGCGTGATCTGGTCAGCCATGTCAATCATTTCGTCAAATGGATGTTCCACAGCGTCAACCCGGCACGCACTGACAAGACAGCAGTACATAAGCATCATCAGTCTGGAAAAATCCATTTCATCTTGCTTCATCGTGGGTAGGTCGATTCCGGTCCGTTCCTTAAATCTGACCATGGCCCCCATGGTAAGCCGACAGGGGTATTCCTTGCCGGCTATCTGAATATAACCTTTCTTCATCATCCTTCCTTCGTTTTCTTTTCAATCAGTCCGCTCGAGCTGAATGTAGCCGTATAGCTGGCATCGTCTCCAGCTGTAGTATTTTCTTCAAATTGATCAATTGCAAACATCCCCTGATAATAAACATCTCCAGCTGTTTCTTCATCAGATCGAAGCCCATATTTTAAGAGTACGTTCTTCTTTGCATTCATTGCATCCAACAGTTTGTCACGTTGCGTATCTCCTTTAGCTCTCAAGGCTTCTGTCTTAATAGTAACACCTACTTTTGTAATTCTCTTTTCAGGGTTTCCTCCAGGACTGTCCTTAGTAAGACGCTCTTTGGTTTCAGTTGCCCAGGTTACAGTATGTGTGGTAGCCAGAGCTTGTGGCTCCCATGATGCTGCATCAGCTGATGCGCCTTCCCCAATATAGACCATAAGGTCTCGACCATCTAATATATCTCCTTCTTCTTTTGCCATAATCAATTAGTTTTATCTCGGTTCTACTCCGATCTCGTATAACCATTTTTTTACATCAAACGACGGGCAGGCTTTCGCTGCCAGTTCGTTATGTCCTACAATTACAACCCCGGGATGCTGCCTTCTGAATTCGATAACATATCGCTTCATGGCTTCTTTCTGTTCCGGGGTTCGGGTATCTTTCGGGGTTTTCCCGTCGGCTGCTACACCTCCTACATAGACGATATGTCTCGATACGCTGTTGTATCCGGCCACTCCATTGGTGATTTCCCAAGGGTCTACCACATCGTCATTGTTGTTGTCTACCAGTTTCTCAATGCCACCGTCCAGATGGATCATTTCTGAGTAGCCAACTTGTTTCCAGCCTCTTCCGCCCATCCAGGTCGGCCGGGTGTGCCAGGCGCGTATTTCATCGCTGGTCACTTCCCGCCCTTCTGGCGTGGCAGTACAGTGTATGACTAAGTATTTCAAGGGTTTACCTGACATGTTATTTTGCCTCCAACAATGCGATTACGCCTTTCTGGTCGCTACGAATAATATCGGCTCCATAGCGTGTCCACGATTCAATAATCGTACCTCCCAAGTATCCGGGTGCGTTGTTCGATACATTGGTGTGCAAGATGCCTTCTGCGCGGCATACGGCGTTCGAATTCCAGAATAATGCGCCGGTAAGCAAAGAGTCTTTTATTTCCGCATCGCCCGATAACGGTTCATTTCCGTTATACAATACGCCGCTGTGGCCTTCTTCGGTTGAGCGGACAAATATGTCGATACCCAACATTCTTCCAATGACACCTTCCTTCAGTTTCGATTCAGTACCCAGTTTTTCATAGTCCACAAATTCCGGGATCAGTAACAGGTCAGAATACATGTCTGGGGTTACCATACCATACCATCTTCCGCCTCGGCCCATCATCATGCGCGTCATTAGATTCTGTACTTTTATCATATCTGCCTTGGTAACGGCCTTGCGTTGCGAACTCATGCCAATCACATTGCTGGAACGGTTTTCTCCGGTTGTTTTCAGAATATTGCTGGTCAATGTCGGGCTCCAGTGCTGCACCGTGTAGGCGGCAATCTTAGTATTCATTTCATTAGCCTGCTGCTGCTGTTTGGCCAGTCGCTTGTTGTAATTGGTCAGGATCTGCGAGTCTTCAGTTACCAGGATAGGATCGTGGTATATATAAGTAAGCTCATAACTCTTCTTGTCGTCTGTCACAGATTGGATCTGTAGCGGAAGTGTATTGGGCCTTCCTTCTTTTGCTTTTCCCTGGCTTTTCTCCACGGGTTTCTCAACGGCTACGACCGAGTCTGCTACACCTCGTTCTACAATCGATTTCTGAACGAAGCTGTTATCGGGATACAGCATCTTTTCAAGTTCCCGGCTGTACAGGGTTGTTCTAATTTCTGCCATTTTAAATTGCTTTTAAAAATTAATCAATCTGGTATGCTTCGGCGATCTGGATAAACTTTTCGCCGGTATAGATGTATTCGGCCACCAAGGTTTTTGATGCCGATCCGGTAATGGCCTGGCCGGTCATTCCTTCTCCCGGAGTCAATGTTTCTGCCGCGCTTGCCTTGTGCGTCACTACAATTCTTGCTCCTACAGGTGTATCAGGGGCAATTGCCAGGTTTACGGTTCGTGCGCCGGTAGCCTGCACCGTAGCACCGTCCAGAAGGGTCAGGTCATTCTGTACATCTACATTGATAGTTCCGGACGCAGCCATCTGTACTACGGTAGCCGGTCCAAACGGATATCTTACTTGCGAGTTCTGTTCCATGTTATAAGCTGTTTTCGTATTCGTCCAACAATCGTTTGAATTCATCCGGATTTGTTTTCTCCAGATCGTTTAAGTATTGCGGGTTGTTCCGCTGGTACCAGTCCCATGTCTTGGGACTTTTTTCTCCTTTGTTGCCTTTTTCTCCCTTGCCCAACTGGTCAATGGCTTCCGACAATCTTCCTGTTTCGGGTTTTACTGCTGGCTTTTGTGCATCTTCAGCTTCTGTTGAGTCAATCATTTCCGCGAAGAGTGAAAAGTCTGCTTCTGCCAACCGCAGCATGCGCTGCTGGTTCTTTTCGTTGATTACGCCTGTTTTCTTGCCTTTTTCTACCAGGCGGTCAACCAGTGTCTTCTTCAGATTCTTGTGTGCCTCCTGTTCTTCACGGATGGCATTCATAATCTGTTGCTCGGTAGCATCTTCCGGTAATCCGAGCAATTTGGCAATTTCTTTCATACTGGATTTTTTTTGGGGTTGATAATTATTATTGATTCGTGCGAAGAGTTCATCTGCACTCAACGCGCTTAATTCATTCTTTTCCGTGCTGGTTATCACTTCGTCGGCCAGCTTCTTTTTCAATGCTTCTTCTGCACTGAACCAGGTTTCCTCTTTCATCAGCTTGGCGATCTCTTCTTTGTCGATCCCTTTTCTCGAGAGGATCGTCTGAAGCATATCGGTAATCGAATCCAAAGCCTTCTTCTCTTTCGGAGACAGGTCTTTCTTTCCCTCATAAAACGGATCATGGATCATCAGCTTGGCATAATCCATCATCAGCAGCCGGTCTCCGGCTACAGCTATCACGGCGGCCATGCTGGCGGCTATGCCGTCAACATAGCAGTGCACCGCCGCTTTGCTGCTTCTGATAGCCGACACGATACTCATGCCGTCTATCACACTTCCGCCTCCGGAGTTGATCCGGAGTTGGATGACATCTACATCTTCACTGTCCGACATCGAGGCGATGGCGTGTGCCATGTCGCTTCCGCTTACTTCGTACCCGATACTGCCGTACATCCGGATGGTAGCTGTCTTGTTTTGCGCATCCACTATAGTTTTCAAATCAGCCATAAAATCGAACTTTTCCACAAAGTAAATAGCGAAAAAAGCGAATTGCAACCAATCTTATTACGCTTGTAATGAATGTTATAAGCCTTATAACTTTACTTGCATACCCTATATGTATAAGCCAATTTTGCACAAAACGATTCGAGACATGAACGACAAAGAAGCTGCTTACATATTATTCAAAGAAGGAGTACCGCAGGGCGAGATTGCCAAGGTATTGAACCGTTCGGAAGTAACCATTTCCCGATGGAAGAAAAAAGGGGAATGGGATAAAAAGGCTGCCGACGAACTGATGATGATGGAAACAATCTCTGATGGTATTCTTGATCTGGTCAGATATCAGCTCAAGCAGCTCAAGTCGCTCAAAGAAAAGTATCTCGAAGAAGGCGGAATACGCCTGATTGCTAAAGGGGATATCGACGGCATACGGGATCTGTATAACATGGTCAAGGGTAAGGAAACAGACTTCACCACACTTGTACGCATTGTCAGGCAAATAAATGACTTTATGAAAAACAACAACCCAGACCTTGCTCGGCAGGTTGCTCCGGTCTTGAATGCTTTTTTGAACGAGAAGAGAGGAGGCAACCATGAGTCTTGAGCGTCGTTTGTCCCGGAAAGAACAGCTTGAATACGAACAGTGGTTGGCCGAAATGGCCGAGACAGTTCGTGTCAAGCCTATTGCCGACGAGTCTCCGCAAGATAAACAGAAACGAATTGCCAAGCTGAAGAAGGATTTCTCAGCTTTCTGTCATTATTACTTTCCCGATTATATGGATGCGGAATTTGGCTGGTTCCATAAGGAGGCTGTCAAACAGATTGTCAAGTCCGAGAATATCATGTTTGTCGGCGAATGGCCACGCGAGCATGCCAAATCGGTCGTGATGGATATATTCCTTCCATTGTTCCTGAAGGCAAACAATATGCTTACAGGTGTAGTATTGGCTTCTGCCAACGAAGACAAAGCCGACGGTTTATTGGCCGACTTGCAGGAACAGCTCATGTTCAACGAGCGGTTTATTGCCGATTATGGACCGCAGTATAAATCCGGGAAATGGGATAGTGGCCATTTTGTCACCAACGACGGCATCGGCTTCTGGGCTTTTGGTCGCGGACAGTCTCCGCGTGGTGTCCGCGAAGCGGCATTACGTCCGAACCTGATCATTGTTGATGATATCGACGATGCCGAGATCTGCAAGAACGAGAAGCGTGTCGAAGAGGCTACAGACTGGATTCTGGGCGATCTCTACGGTTGTGCGCCTACCAAGGCAAGCCGTTTCGTCATGATCGGGAACCGTATCCATAAACGGAGTATCCTGGCGCATGTAGTGGGTGATGTCGAAGATGGAGATCCGGTAAAAGACACTATTACGCACATGAAGGTATATGCCCTCGAGAATCCGAAGACGCATAAGATGGATTTGTCGGAAAAGGGTGTTCCGGCATGGAAAGAAAGATATACGCGCAAACAGATCCTAACCAAAATGGGTAACATGGGCCGTAGGCTGGCATTGCGCGAGTTGTTCCACCAGCATATTGTCATAGGCCGTATCTTCCAGGAGGAACACTTGCCTTGGTGTGAACTGCCGCCGATTCAGAACTGCGACAAGCTGGTTACTTATTGCGACCCTTCCTGGAAGGAGACTAAGAAGAACGACTTCAAGGCAATTGTATTGGTCGGCATGAATGGTCGCTACTTCGATATATACGATTGTTTCGTCCGCCAGTGTACGACGCCCGAGATGGTTCGTGGTCATTATGCCTTGGCCGACAATATTCCGCAGAATAAGGTTTGCCGGCACTACATGGAAGCAAACTTCATGCAGGACATTCACCTGAAGAAATACGACGATGAAGCCGAATCGCGTGGTTACAGCATAGCGATAAGGGGAGACTACCGGAAGAAGCCGGACAAAGTGGATCGTATCGAAAACCTGTCATCCTATGCCGAACGTGGCTTGCTCAGGTTCAACCAGGCAATGCGCCACTCGCCGGATATGCAGGAATTGCGGCAGCAGTTTCTGGGATTTCCTGATTATCCGCACGACGATGGTCCGGATGCGGTCGAAGGGGCTGTATACAAACTCAACAAACCGCGTGTAGGTAAATCCAAGGGAATCAAGTCGGGCAAGATTCCTCACAACATGAAAAGACGTTTAAATTGATAGCTTATGATTGACTTTCTCATTTTAGCCGATTACCTGGTGTATATCACCAAGGGGGCTTTAGATAAAATTATACGTGACAACAATACGAAGGTGACCGATTGCGAGCGCATGGCGTATGGATACGTTTATGAAAAACTGTCCAATCGGTTTAATCTCGACAAGGAGATTCAGAAAAAAGGCGATGAGCGTAACCCGGCTTTGGTTCGCTGGATGTCCGTGCTGGCTATCTATTACGTATATCAGTCCATACCTGATGAAGAGATTCCGGAGCGTGTACGACAGAATTACGAAGATGTGATCGCCGAGATTCAACGGGTAGCGTCGGGCAAGGACAATAGTACGCTCGAGCCGGTAACGGTCAACGGGACTGTACGTACCCGCAGCAAATTCTACTACAACGCGAGACGTTCTAACAATCCATTCAAATACTAGGCTGTATGGGAATAAGAGATTTTTTCAGATTAGGTAAAAAGGAGCAAAAGCCGCTTGTTGTCAACCAGGCGCCTGATCGTTTAAAAAAACGCAAACGGCTTACGGCTGCACTGACGCGTATGCCCAACAACCGCGTGCGTATGGAGATCAGCAATGTAGTTCAGGCAGCCGAAAATGCGCTGATGCCTGAATATAGCGACCGTTCTGTCTTGCTGGATATATACCAGAAAACGGTCAAGGATAGCCAGTATATATCCGAACACGACAAGGCCGAATCGTTCCTGATAACAGAGCCTTTTGATGTGATGAAGATCGGATCGGATACATCCGACAAGCAACGGACGGAACTGTTCCAGCGTCCTTGGTTTACCAGCTTTATGGTGTATGCCATGGACGTCGAATTTTGGGGCTACACCTTGCTGGAGTTCGGGCAGCAGGACGAGAATGGTGAGTTTACCGATGTAATTGTCTTCCCTCGCCATCATGTCCGTCCCTTCGAGCGGCAGATAACCAAGTTTCCGGATGATGTTTCTGGTATTTCTTATGCGGATCGGGAAGCGGAATACTTCTTGCTCCCATTGGGTGATGCGGAAGACTTGGGTAAGCTGGAATCCATTGCCATCGAGGTGATCTGGAAGACATTTGCCAGATCTGACTGGAGTGAGTACAACGAACGTTTTGGAAAGCCTTTTGTCACATTCAAGACGGCTACCGACAACGAGAACGAGCGTGACGAAGCTTTCCAGATGGCACAGAAGTTTGGTTCAGACCTGGTAGGTGTCATTGATCCGGATGACGAGCTGGAAATCTTGGATATGACCTCTCGCGAGAGTAGCGATAATTACAAGTCGCTGGCGGTAATGTGCGATGAGTATATTGCCAAGATGATGAACGGACAGACCGGTACAGGCGATGTCAAGGCTTTCACTGGTTCGGCTGAAGTACATGAGCGGGTGTTGACCGAGTTTACCAAGGCCCGGTTGAAACGGATTCAGGATATCGTCAACTACAAATTGTTCCCATTCCTGGTGGCTCATGGTTATCCGCTGGACGGGTATGAGTTCTCTTTCTATGGCCTTCGCAGCAAGCCGGAGAATACGGTCGACAACAAGTCTTACAACGGGGGTGATCCGGCTAAGACGAATCAGCGGGAGGAAAACAATTTTTTCGCCTGAGCCCGGTCAGTTTCGCCGGGCGAATGGAAAAGTTATATAGCTGCCGGTGTTCTTCTTGCCGGGAACTGAACAACAAGGCGGATCAGGATTTCAACCTGACGGACGAAGAATTGAATTATATCCTGCACCTGATCTTTGATCGCGACTTCGATACATTGAATGATATCGAGCGTACACTGTTCAATCATACCCGTACATTCCTCGATCATGCGGTCGATAAGGCTTTCAAACTGACGGTCGAAGAGAATAAGGAGTTGATCGAGCAGCTGAAGTACAACAATGCGGTCTTTGCTGCGTTCAAGACGCACCGGCAGCAGAACGATCTGGCGGCTCTTCTGATCGACGAAGAGGGACGTCCGCGAAGCTTCGATGCTTTCCGCAAGGCGGCAGATCCGGTTATCGGTGCCTACAACAATACCTGGTTGCAGACTGAATACAATGCAGCTGTCAAGTCGGCACGCACGGCAGAGATATTCATTCGTTACCAGAAGGATAAGGATATCTATCCGAATGTCAAATGGCTGCCCAGTGTATCGCCCGATCCGCGTATCTCGCACATGGCGTATTACAACCAGGTGCGTAGTGTAGACGATCCGTGGTGGAAGAATCATTATCCGGGTTGTGTCTGGAATTGCAAGTGCGATAGCCGTGCCACGAAAGAGGCAATCACCCATGTGGGCGATTCTCCGGTGGCAGATTCTGTACCTGATACGGTATCGCCCGGTCTGGACCGGAATCCGGCTTTCTCCAAGGCGATCTTTAGTGATACCCACCCGTATATAGCCGAGGCGGACAAGACGGCTAAAAAGGCGGTAAAACGATTCTTGGAAAAGGAGACTGAAAATGGCACAGAATGATGTTCCCAGAATACAGGTACTGTGGGCCGAGATGAGCAACCCGTCCAGGCTGGCCCGCGAGATCGGAAACGAGGCGGTGAATCATTTTAAGGACAACTTCCGTCTGCAAGGCTTTTTGGATGGCGGCTTGCAGAAGTGGAAAGACGTGAAGCGTCGCGATCCCAACAGTCCTTGGTATGGGTTTGATTACCGGGGCAACAAGTCGAAGGGAAAGAAGAAAAAGGGCAAGAAGGGCAGAAAGTCACGGAATGCCAATTTCTCGCAGGCAGCCACCCAGCGTCCTATCCTGACGGGTACTAGCATGGAATTGCAGCGTTCGCTGGCATACAAGGTCAATACGGCAAGCAGCCGTCAGATAAGCCTGGCGATCACATCAGACAAGCCTTATGCTTCTGTACAGAACGAAGGGGGGATGATCAAGGTGTTCGGCAAGCATGCGGCAGTTCTTCCGGCAAGGCCTTTTGTTGGTCACAGCAAGGAACTGGACGATAAGATTGATAAGATTGTTCTTGATTACTTAAAACTGAAATGATATGACATTCCAATTGATGAAAGAAATACGGGCCCTGATCGCCGATCATTATGGGCTCAGGATTGATCCCGAATCCGGGACGGTTGTTGCCGAGGAGAATCCGGAGTCTCCTGTTAGGGATATCCAGATTTTTAATGAGCAGTTCACGACGAACATCGTGCAGGCGCCCGTCATTCTGATGGCTTGTGGAAAGCTCGAGTTTGAAGAGTACACCAAGGGGAATTGGCGTTCTCCGCTACAGGTGCAACTGATGGTGGTAAGCGACAAGATCTCGCTTTCCGACGGACAGAGTCACGACAAGGATCTCGAGGAACACGAGTCGATTGTCGACGATTGTGTTACATTGTTGCATAAGCACAAGTTTTTTGCGTCTTCCAAGCTGATGATCCTTCAGTCTTCCGAGACAATCTACGATCACCAGGGATACATGGTTACGTCACTAATCTTTAAAACCTATATCAGTATATGACGGACTTAATGCACATCCCCGAAACACTCAACTGGCCTCGGTTTTATTTCCACATGGCTGTCACGTTATTCTTTTGGTTCATCATGTTCCTGGCTATCTGTATCGATTTATGGGATGGAATCTATACAGCCAAGAAGATTGGCGAACCGATCAAGTCGCACATTCTGAGGCGCACCTTCCAGAAGGCGGGCGAATATTGGCGCATCATGTTGTTCGGCATGTTGTTCGACCTCGTGGGGATGTTGTTCGAGTGGTATATCATCCCGTTCATGACGCTCGTACTCACCATCGGCGTGTTGATCATCGAGTTCCGTTCCATGATGGAGCATTCGCGCAAGCGCAAGGATGGTATCCAGAATATTCCGGACGTGATTGCCGGGATTATCAAGTGTACTACCGAGAAAGAAGCCGAAGATTTGATTAAACTGATTAAAGAGGAAAATAAACATGAAACTAATTAGACAGGGATTGGCTCTATTCGCTATGTGGTTGGTATTTGCGGCGATGGCTCTGCTGGTGTCGTGTGCTGCCAAAAGGTATTCGCAACTGGTCGACGATCAGACGACAGAGCAGTTCATCCGTTCGCAGGTCTTGGAACAGTATCTTCAGCGGACGCGCGACAGTCTGCTCGCCAACCTCGCCTTCGATCTGAAGGTGGAAATTACGAAATGGAGTGAGCCGGATACGTCCGGCAGACAGTACCCTGTCTCTACGACGACCGGTACGCTGACGGGCGGTTGGTCCATGGAAAAGAATACCGCTACCGATGTCGAGGCTTCGGCTGAACAGCGTACCGAACAGACGGTGACCGACGAACGGCACACCGACCGGCAAACACAGACCGACGTGCATACCGATATCCTGCCCCAATGGGTGTGGTGGTTCCTGATCGTCGGCGGATTGTTGGCTGCCCTCTTGTATTGGGTATCCAACCGGAGGCACCAGAAGTGACATAGGTATATCGTCGCCGAGATATACCTATATCTCCGCCGAGATATGCTTATATCTCCGAATAGATATACTAACCTGATTTTTCTAACATTTAAACCCTATTTAAAATGAAACAATTCTTATGGATCGTGGGCTTGTTGCTCGTATCGTTCTGCGCGGCGATGGCTGCGCCTGTCTTGACGGAAGTGGTGGCCGAAGAGCCGTCAGGAATCACCATCGATGTATCCACCTTCACCGGTATCGTGGCGTTGGTTTCAATGATCGTGACCCAGATCGCGAAGGTATGGAAGAAAGTCGATGAAAGCTCGTTGATAAAAAGGGCCATATCTGCCGTGGTGGGCATTGCGGTATTTATGATCTGCTGGGCATTACAGGTAGCTCCGATGTTCGAAGGCATGGTTTGGTGGTGGGCGTTGATCTATGGCGCACTGGCTGGATTGTCGGCTTCCGGATTATATGCACTCATCAAGGATATTTGGAAATACTTCTTTCCGGACGACCCGGTTATTAAGACAGAAGGATAGATATAAACAAATAAAGGGATGCAGCTCAAACTACATCCCTTTATGCAAAGCTAAACGTAAGTTGTTCCCTTTCTTCTTTCTTCCGTCCGTATTTCAACTCGGCCTTGGCAGGATATGCCAGCCACCGGTTGAATGTTGCGTACGAGATTAGGAACATGTCCTTGATAATGTGCTCGTAAATAAATATTTGTGTAACGCCTTTCTTCTTCTCGGCTAACACAATATCCTGCACACGGACCATCTTCAACAGTGTGTTTCGGTTATTGTACGCCATGTCAGTCAGATTATTTTCACAAATATAGCACTTTTATCAATATACTGTTCTACAACATACGCTTTTTTACTGATTATCGGGCTTTTCGGATGGTATCATCCGTTTAGCCTGTTCCCATTCGGGCATCATGTGCGTCATCAGGTAGAGCACATGGTAATGGGTTTGCCCGGAGTCTTCCCGCTCACATTGCAGCAGCGAAAGCATGTCTTTCATGATCTCTCCCCAGTCTTCTGCCGGAAATGTGGCGGGAATCTCTATAACAATCTTGTCTCTCTCGAAATGCACCATGGGTTATGCCTCTTTCCATTCTTCAAAATTCAATACAGCCTGCTTGCTGTCAATTGCCTTTTTATGATCATACATCTGCTGCTTATCCTGATTAAGCACGCGCTGAAGTTCAATATAACGGCATAGCCGTACACTCATTCTCCATGTTCCGCCTGTCCAGATATATTCGTATGGATAATGTGCCTTGTAAGCATAAAACACATTGCATGAAAGATGGTGCGCCTCGCAAAAGTCTTCCATCGATATATATTGCATTCCTTCGAATTGCGTAGTAGATACAATAAACTTTCTTCCCTCTAATACATCGACCAACAATTCATCTACTTTAACGGCTAAATATTCATCCAAAAATTGGGCGTAACGCACCGCGATACGCCTATCATAACACCATGTTCCATTTAATCCGGGTGTTCCTCCGTTTCTAACTTCCAGTAAATCAGCCAGAGGACATTTTTGTCCCACGGACAAAGCATTCAAATATCGTTGTGCTTCGTCTGTTCTTAACCATTTGGATGGCTTTTTCGATTCTCCATACAATTTACCCATGGCTGTAAGGTTTATCGCCATGCGTCCGTTTCTCACTTCCACCGGGAAGGTGGTTTCACCTACCGCAATCACCTGTAATTCGGCAGTCTTTTCTTTTTCTGTTTTCATTTCGTGTAATTTTTTATGAACATTTGTGTGGATACAAGAATGGCGGGTATCCACCGCACCGCTGTTCAAAGTCCTTACACAATAGGCTCGCATACGCCATTACAACGTATGCACGGATAGTGGAACCCGCCATATATAACAAGTACGTAACCGGCATTAATCCCGGCTTATTAAAGGGGTGGTAAAATTTACCATCCCTTAATATGTACATTCCAGACATAAAAAATGCCCGTGCGACGCATTGCAAAGGCAGACTCTTCCGCCTATTGTGTATTTTAAAAACTTTGAACGCCGCAAACATACGTACTTGTTTTTATATATCCAACACAAATGGGTTATTTTTTTGTATTAATATCTTGATTTATGATTCTGTTTCCTCCTTTCATCCAATTTCCTATCAACAAAATCAATCAAATCTTGTACGGTTGCTGTATCCCACGCAGGATCGAACATCTCTTCATCCGGGATGGAAATACTAAACTCTTTCTCTACAGTCAGTGCAATCTCTACCATATCGAGAGAATCAAACCTTAGATCATCCTTAAACCGATCGCCAACTTTGGCGTCGATGTCATATCCACGGATAATATCCATCACTCTTTCTTCTGTATGCATATTACTTCAGTTTAAATATTGTTTAAATTCATACCAATGACATTTTCGATTGCCATAAATATTTCATAAGCCACTTGCGGAACCCAAGCGTTTCCGTAAGCCTTTATTGATTCCTGTCTCCACCTTGAAAAGGTAATACCGTCCAATCCGGAGGGAAACCCATCATCTCGGCTACAAACAGGGGATTGAGTTGGGAAGTCTTGCCAAACTCTCTTGCAACATGGGTTTGCAAATTCGGGGAGCCGTCCCCGTGTTCGCAAGGTGTTTTCCAACTGTTCGCTGTTGGTGTCGGCAACATACCATTTATTGCCATCGCAGTAAGACCTCGGCCCATCTGGCTGTTCAGATTGTACTTTTTGGTGAACTTTGTTCCCTCCGCAGCATTGGGTGTCGGTAAAAATTTCAATGGCATGAATACCGTTTTCCCTTGAGCATTGCATACTTTCATCCCTTGTGTCTGTACGGTGGGCAACAAACCAAATTCTGTCCCTCCGGTGGGGCGATCCGACGGCACAAGCCGGAATAACAATCGGTTGGACGGAATATCCTTCACTCTCAAGATCTCGGCAGATGGTTTCGACAACGTATTCTTGCCGGTGCAATATTCTTTTTCTGTCATCCTCTCCAAAAATAGAGGCTTGGAATCCCATTTCAGTCTCCTCGCCGGGCTGAACCATCGTGAGGATTCCAGCAACATTTTCACCAACAACCCAAGTTGGTCGTATCTCGCGTATTGCACGAAGCATCTGTGGCCAGAGATAGCGGTTATCTTCCGCTCCTTTTCGCTTCCCTGCAAGGCTGAACGGCTGGCACGGGAATCCTCCTGTAAGTACGTCGATTTGTCCTCTCCAGTCGGAAAAATCTGTTTTTGAAATGTCTTCATAACTTATTGATTCAGGAAAATGATATTCAAGTATTTTACGGCAAAAAGGATTAATCTCGCAATGAAATTTATTTTCCCAGCCAATCCATGATGCTGCAAGTTCAGCTCCACCAATCCCTGAGAATAGACTACCATGTTTCATAGATACATTGTATTTATACTACATTATCATCCATAATCAGGCCCCCATTCAATTTGCACCTTCGCTTTTACCTTGCCCGTCCCATCGCAATAATCGCAGGTCGAGGTTTGATAGGTATTATGTCCGGTCTGTTCGCTAAACCCACCTTGCCCGTGGCATACCGGGCAAGGATACCCGGATACCACAAAATTCTCCCGGATACACTCGTAATCCGGCGGGGCAATCTCTATGATCTGTTTGTTACGGCTCATGGGTTGGCAGGATTTACGGCGTGAACAAACTTACAGGGAACTTCCAATATGCTGCCATCTTCTTCATCCAGGACACCAATCAGACGGTCTCCAAGATCAACTTTCACGATAGGATACAAATCACCGTCTACATAGCAGCTCATTCCAGCCTCCCATCGCTGATTGTCAAATTCTTCTTTTGTCATAATTAATCCTCCTTATTAGGTATCAAGTCCTCTATATAGGCCCATTCAACAACTTGGTTATCTTTACATATTTTATTCCATTCTGCTGGTTCAACATTAACATTCCATGTAACAAAACCAAAGCATTTAGTCCAAACAAGTATATATCCTTTCTTTTTAGGAACTTCTGTTGCGTCATGCCATGCAGTATTAATACGCCAGTTGGCGCCTAATACGAAAGATTCTCTGCATGAATTTTCGATTATAGATCCTAAATCTAACTTTCCTTGGAACTCTATATTTTTTATTGCTTCTTTTTCAATATCTTCCTGCGTCATATTCAATAAAATAAAGAAGGTTCTTTCGACTCTTTGATATACTCCAGCAAGATCAGATCAACCTGCTGTTGCTGCCAGTCCAGTCCAGGACGATTCTTGTACTGCTTCTTGATCTCTTTGATACATTCTTCCGGTGGCAACCCCATATCAAGTTTCGATACAAACAGATTGATCTGATCAAGCCGCATCGGTTTCACAGATAAGATACGGGCATCTCCTTTATATCTCCCGTCCAGATAAATGTTCTTCACGGCATCAACACAGTATTTGATCTGATTGTGCAGCCGGATAGTCGTAAAGCAGTTACAATTCAGTTTATTGTTCCAGTTTTGTTCAAATTCCAGTCTTTCATCCATAATCTTATAATATTTTCCTATTTCACGTTTACAATAAAAGCAATAGACGCCGACGGTGCGGCATGTACGGGTCATGATCATCACCCGGTAAGGGAATCCGCAAGGGCAGACATATATCCACTTGCCGGGTGTCAGGGTCACGACCTTCGGATTCCGCCTTACATGCGGTTGAAGCTCGGTTCTACCTTCTTCCATACATTCATCTCGTCTTTCTCGAAGAAGTAGAAGTTGATAGAAGTGCCTTCTACGGTATGGCTTTCCTTGAAGAGGTTCATGATGTCCGAATAGGCAGGATCGTTAAACTTCTCTTCCATCTGATACAGTTTGCTGATCGACTTGTAGTCCAGGTCGCCATTGGCATTGCGTTCAAGCAGTGTCATGGCCAATTGGTACATCGGGTTGTCTGCCCCGTCTTCTTTTCCTTTGATCCATTCTTGCAGGAACTCTATCAGTCGCTGGGCGGCAACATCGGCTCGTTCGTCAAACTTCTTGACCTTGTTGCTCCGTACTTCAATTCGGAAGTTTCCTTCCTGTACCGTGAAACTCATCTGATCCGAACTGCGCAGTTGCCCGTAGTCTGCCATTACCTTGCGGAAAGCTCCCATTTCTTCTACGCAGAACTTATGTAGTCCGCTTACTTCTTCGCGTACCAAACGCACCTTCTGTTCTACACGTCCCACTACTTCTGCGCGGATGGATTCGTAAGCTTCACGGTTCTGAATGTTACGACGTTTCTGCTCTGCACGTGCGTTGGCCAATACTTCTTTCAATTCTTCTTCGCTCAATTGCGACAGGTCAATTTTCTTTTCTTCCATGATACATATTATTTAATTGTGTTTAAATGATTCCAGCCGCATCCATTCTTTACGAAGGAAATCAACGGCTTTCTTTAATTCTTCTATCTCTTTTTCCCATTCTTGGAGCAGCTTGCGGTGGGCAGCCATCTCTTCGTAGGGTTTGGTCATCATGATATCAACCATAAAGTCGATATCCGATTGGATTTTCTCGATCCGGCGGTTAATGCGCTTTCCTTTTTCAACGATCTCTTCTTGCAGATCGGCTATTTTCTTCAGTGCCATGTCAATTCCGGTTGATGTTCAGGTTAAGCGCATTGTCCAGCACCTTGTTTTGCCGGATATACATATTATATAGGGCTCGAAGCCTAGACAGGGGTATCTGGTTAAACTCATTACTGTTGGCAGCCCGACAGGCGATGCGCTTGATGTATTCCAGCTTTTGATCTTGGCTGTCATACGAGTATCCCTGTTTGTCCAGATTGGCCCCGATAGCGGCTATCAGCCTTTTTCTGGCAGTGTCTTGTTCGTCTTTATACACCTTTTTACCGACTTTCTTTTGGAGCATCTCAAGCATATAGCTGTATGTCTTGGGCTTCTTCTCGTATAGCTCTGTCAGGCTGGTGGTGGTTCCAAGGCTGTATTCATGTACGATGCTTTCTTTGATCACGTCCCGGTATTTTGGGTCGTAGTCCGGCAGCTGCTGGATGAGCTTGTAAAACCGGGCGTGTTTGTTTTTTTTCTTTTCCATATATTATTCCTCCTCTTTTTCTGATTTATCCCCAATACAGGCTTGCGCCTTCTTCCCAAATGGTGTAGGGCTCTGGTATCCCTTCCGCAAATCGGCTGGCAACCAGGGCACGGAATCCTTCTACTCGTATCTTGCAGTCGCAGTCGTATCGGATTGACTGTGCCGCCGATCCCTTGGGTTCTTTTCCCAGTGCGTGCGAGATGAATATCAGCAGCTTGTTGGGTAGTTCCGACTTCATTCGCAGATAGTCCTTATAGGTCATGCCGGTGTATTGTAGCGAATCGATGACGACGAACTGGGGCGATTTCCGTTTCTTCAGGTATTCGATCAGCTCATGGATCGGCATCCGATCCAACAGAACAATACGCCGTGACACTTCCATCATGTTGACATCAATAAATCCTCGTTGCATCGACAGGCTGTCGCCCTCTTCCAGACTGTCGTAGGCGCATCTTCCGAACTTGGTTAGCTCTTTGATGAGCTGAAGGGCAAACCGGGTCTTTCCTGATCCCGACATTCCCCATACAATCCAGGTGCCGGAATAGGCGGGACAACCAAAGGCTGCACGCCAGGCGCCTTCAAAAGGCATTACTTTCTTGCGTGCTTGCAAGAATTGTTCTACTCCAAGTGTCTTGGCCATATGATTATAGATTATTGAGTTTGTGTGCTAACTGTTCTCTCTTCACTAAGCGCATCAGGCGGCGCAGGTCTTCGCAGATGAATACAGACTTCTCGCGTACTTCTCCTTTGTTTTTGCCGCGGGCCTTAACAATCTTCTTCACCTTGTCAACTTCGCTCCATACGCGGTCTGCCGAGTCTGTATCCAAATGGTTGGCAAGGCAAATGTCTCGTACTTCTTGCTCGGTGGCTCCTGGCAGGTCTATGAACGATCGTCCCAGACGGCTGTCTATCTCATCATATCCCTTCAGGTTGTTACGCACGCCGCGAGCGATCTCTTTATGCAGGTTCTCAGTGCCGGCAAGCACACATCCCATACGGTGTTCGGTACGGTTATAAATCGGAATCAGCTTTCTAAGGGCGGCAGGACGCAGCTTGTCGGCTTCGTCTATGATAAGAAGGGGCTTGTCGGCCGACAGGCGGTTCAAGTATTCTGTTATCATCTTGATCAGGGTAGGTATGTCTGTATAACTCCGCTTGGGTACGCCGCAGGTGCGTTCTGCAAGTTCTAGCAGGAATTGACGGGCATTCCATTCTTCCGCCTGGATAAAGATGATTGATCCGCTAAGGTCACTGTTGAAGATATGCTCCAGCGTCTGTGTCTTTCCGCTTCCGGCCTTATTACTGATGGCCATCCACATGGCTTCCTCTTTGCAGCTGCGGCACACAAACTCAATCTTCCGGTAGTTGCTGATGGTGGTGACTACCTGCCATCCGTCTTCCTGGTAATTCAGCGAGGCGGCTATCTTGGCATCCATCTTGCCAGTATCTGCTCCATACTTTCCGTTTAGCCAGAGACTAAGGGAAGTAACGCTCACGCCTATTTTTTCTGCAACTTTACTCTGGCTTCCCAATCGGGTAATCCAATCATTTACATGCTGCATAAGTCTGTTCCTGTTCATACGTCTTATATTTAAAAGTCATTTAAAAAATCATTTTCGTCTATATCGATAGTATATTCTTCCGTTTCTTCAGGTTCTTGCTGTTTTACTGGTGCAACGGCTTTGGGAGCTTCCGCTGCCCGCAGTGAGTTTCGCTGGTTCTTGTGCTGGCCAAGACTGTCTGTGATGACATGGGCTGTAAGGGTGTCTTCCAGAAGTTCCCGGTTGTCCTCAAACAGGGCGCGAACGGTTTCTGCCGATTCCGATCGTTTGCGGATAACCTTTTGGTCCATTTCCCGATTGAATTGTCGGATACGCATCAAATTGTCAATATCTCCTTCTTTTCGGTCGGCAAGAGCTATCGGCTGTTTCTGCTTTTCTTCCAGCAGGAATCGGATAGTTCCCTCCAGCGGTTTCTTCTGGGTTCCTACATTCACCACAGCCAGAACACTGCTCATATCGTTCGGGTCATACCGTACATACCAGGTCTTGTGTCCGTAGTTTCTAAAGTCACGGTCCGTGGTTTCATACCAGCGAATAATGCCGTTCAATTGTAGCTGTATGCCCATCGGCTGCATCTTGCGCGGTTGTGCCAGTTCGCCGAAGGTGGATAGCCAGTTGATGCGCGGGAAGGACAGCTTCCGGTCTTCAGACAACGATTTCCAGCCTTCCAGATATTTGTCAACCTTGATCTTCCGGTCCATTTCGATTAGCGATGCCAGCTGGTTGACTACACCGTCATAGTCCGGAAAGTCTTTCTTGTGATTTTTGATCCAGTCATCGCTTACCTGGTTTTTACGCCGTCCTTTTACGCCGACACCAGATGTGTTTGGACATAATCGGCAATACTGCTGGTTAAACCAGTTGAAGAAGGGCTCTATAATCTTGGCTTTCGCGTTTCCTTGCTCAGCCGGTGTATAATAATGAGTCAGGGCAGAGTAGAAATCGGTCAGCGTCTTCTTTTCGTAATTATCGGTCTGTATCTGCCAGGGACGGTAATAATCGCCAAACAGTTCAAATACATGTTCAAAGGCATTCCGGAAAGCAGCACGGATCAGTTCTGGTGTTTCGTGGGTCCCGATTGCATACCCGATGATGTACTTATTGAATGGATCAACCACCATGACCACCGTAGGCCGGTTGTGATACGTAGTAACGCTTCTTCCTTCCGCATTGACCAGTGTTTTCTGATACAGCAGCTCGGCATCCCATCCGTCAGCAGTCCAGTAGAGCATAGGGGCAGTTGGTGCGCTTCGTTGTATAAGCATATGTTGCTCGTTCTTGTAAGCTCTCGATCCGTATCTGCCGGCAAAGGTTTCTGTATATCTTCTCCTGAAATTTCCTACAGTAGCAGCTGTTACGGTTGACCATCCTAATTTGGCAGCTACAGTATTGTATAGCATGGCTACTGTTTCATTATTCAGGTTACGCCCGTCACCACACAGCTCATCCATCAATGCTTTTCGCTCCTTGCTCGATGTCTTGTCTGCATTCGAGTTTCCAAGTTTCTTGGATATTAGCGACGCGTAGCCTTCTTTCCGGTACCGGTCAAGTACGCGACGGAAAGATTGGCTGTTCTTCGGTAGTTTGCAGCCCAATTCTGACTGGACAAGGCTCAGTTCGTCGCATATTTCGCCCATCACACGTCCGCAGCTTCCGTTACGCAGCTTGATGGCGGCTACTCGGCGAGCATACAGATCAATCACGGCATTCAGGGCCGATGCGTTATTTACATAGAGCTTGATGGTTTCCGGAGTCAGGTGGGTATGTCCGTCGGTAGTATAGGTCTGATAGAAATTCTCTGCACGCATGTCTCGCTCAAAGATATCTCTCAGGCTGCTGCGTGTGGCCTTCTTCTCCACATCGCCATATTTGTCAACTACCTTATCACGGTATTTCTCCGGCAGTGAGTTGTAGGCATACAGAGCGGATTGTCCGAAGCACCCGCGGCGAACAACACGTATCTGTCCGCGTTGAACCAGATACTGCAAGTTCGATGCCGATATAATCGGTCTCATGCTCTCGTTCGCGTCATTCGGGTCTCCGTCGGTTAGCTCCGCATAACTGATGCACAATATGTTTTCGTGATATTTCATTTCTTTCTTATTCTATTGCCCCGCCTCCGGTCTCGCTCCGGATCTGCAAGTCGTTGGCTTTCCTGGCGGGTGTAAGGGTCAGTGTTCAGTTATATCAAGTGAGCAAATTGTCGATCTTCTTCTCCAGTTCGGTCAGATACGTCAGGCATTCGTCTTTATGATCGTTGATCAGCATCGAGAACACAAACCAGACGCCTATCAAGACAAATCCGATGATCCACTGCGATGCGTTTCCCTTCTCCGAAGCATCACACAAAGTGCCGATCCCGGCCATCATCAGCAGCCAGCTGATCATCCATCCCCAGAATATGATTTTCGTTTTCATACGCCCTCCTTCCATTGTGCTTTGGCAAGCAGTTTCGTCTCTTCTTTCATTCCGCTGATATGCTGCATCCAGCTGTATCGCGTAGCCAGCATTTTGTCCAGTACGCCGAAGTCTTCCAGCGAGACGCAATGGTTATACTCATACCATTCCGATTCTCCGCTCACGGCGTCAAAACCAACGATTCCCCATACGTCATAACCCGACTTGTTTACTTTGGCAGGAGCCTCTGCCATCACAGTCTTGAACACCGGGCGGCATTCTTCATCGTCCTTGCCCGTCCATACCAATACCGGGAAATGATACCCTAGCTTGGAAAATGGTTCATAACTAAGTTCTTTGTAATTCCTTTTATTGATCATATTCAATCAGTTTTATTGTTTATCTGCTCCCGCCCCGGTCTCGCTCCGGTATCTGCAAGTCGTTGGCTTTCTTGGCGGGAATAGTCTAGGTCTCGGTTTTTTACCTACCTTTGTAGGAATCAACTTTAAAATGAATTATTATGAGTCAAAGAGATAATCGATCAAATACAAATCTGATAGTTGTATTCTTTAATCCCGAATGCTTCCGGACTTAAGAAAGTCTTTTTATAAAGTAGAATACCAAACAACCGGTATTCTACTTTTGTACCAATCACGATAAAAGTTCCTGTTTCTTCTTCGTACTCAATAATGGGTTCTGTCTTTTTTGTAATCATCTTTAAATCCGTTTTAAATGTTCATTACTCATTAATCTCTCTCACTGTCTCGCCCTTCGCATTCAATATCCGGACAGTACGGCTCATGGGTCTCTCTTCCATCAATACGCCACCATTCTCCAAAGCCATCTCGCGGGCTTGCGAGCAAACGGCACTGTTGCGCTTAAACGATAACGACATACTCAGTAGCGCATTCGATATATTCAGTGCCTGGCATATCTTCTTTCTGGCTTCCGTGTCTTGTAATACAATTTTCTTAATCATGTTATTCTCAATTTAAAAGTTAGAAATGCTCCCGCCCCGGTCTCGCTCCGGTATCTGCAAGTCGTTGGCTTTCTTGGCGG